AGATATACTTCCTACCGAGGTGATAGAGTCTCCAAATAATACAGGTATCTATAGAACAAGTATAATCTGGCAAGTAGATAGTTTACCAGCCAATAAAACAATTAAAGTAAAATTCAAAATCATACCAGCAACTCCTACTGTATCTACATTAACTGTGTTTAATAGAGTATTGATGATTGATGGTGCCAACATATTAAATGTAATATAACAATGAGCATAGGAAATACAAAAGATAATGGCAATAAAGGAAATAACTTCCCTTATCAGCGAGCTGTTCTTGAATTGTTAGGACAGATAGCTAATGTAACACCGGCATCCTCAGTCTCGGATGCTTACTTTGAAGGAGCTACAAATGCTGCTACTATAGCTTTATATCAAGCTTGGAAAGTAGCTAATCCTACTAAGCAGGTATTATCCAAAATCATGATGGTTGATAACACAACCCTACAGTCAGGACTATACATTGAATACGTTTAACTTAAAAATCAAAATCATATGAAACACTTATTATTAGCCATGCTTATCAGTCTTAGTTTTACAGGAAAAACTCAGACAACATTAATTACTCCTACTCTAGGAGCATCTTCTCAGTCTATACAAGCTGTCCAAACAAATACTCTAACACGTATCTGGAGTTCTCTTGACAGTTCAAAAAAATTAATCACAAGAACCTTTACTTTTACTACTTCACCAAATGTAGCAACCTATACAGTTGCTAACTGTATTAATCAATATACATCAGCTTCTTTAACCTGTTATAGTGTGAATATTGGTGTTAAGGGTTGTGAGCTTGTTAATTTTCGTGGTGCATCAAGTCATTCTAATATGCCATTACAATATATTACTTTATATAGTGCTAATGTTCCAATGGCTGCAGATAATGCAACCATGACACAAACCTATAGTAATCTCAGTAATTATTTTTTAGGTGCAATTTCTACAAGTTTAGCATATCTTTCTCCAGCCCCGAAAGGCTTTGTAGGCAGTTGGTCATCAGTTGGAAACATGCAATACACAAGAGGTTTTTTTATAGAGGGATCAGTTTTATATTTTATACCACAAATTTCAAGTGGTACAGTTGCAAATCCAAATGCTAATTTCAGCTATACTTTTGTTTTTATGAAACCCTGATGAAAAAGTTAATCTTAATATTTCTTATGCTTTCTTTTTCTTATAAAGCTCAGCCTTTATTTCAAAGAGTACCGGATAATATTAAGCATCATTACACAGCAGTAATTATAACAGATATAACAGCAGGTTTAACTTATAAGTTCTCAAAGGGTGAAATAGGATTATCAATATTAACAGGATTGTTTGCTGGTATAGGAGTTACTTTATTAAAAGAAGAGTTATGGGATAGATCATTAGGAAGAGGAGTACCAAACATAGAAGATAAATTAAATGGTTTTATGGGTTCAGGTTGTGGTACTATATATTGGATTGTTTACATGGTTCCCAAACATAATAAAAGAGTTGAATTAGAAAATAAATTTTTAGATTTACAAGATAGTACAAGCAAATTAATAATAAAAGATGAGTGTGATAAACTTAAAATAATAGAACAATAAAATGGATATATTTAATATACAAGCTCTCATAAGAGAGGGAAGACTTATTACATCTAATGATGTTGACCTAACTGAATCATACTTACAAGTGGGTGTGTTTCAAAAGGGAAATAGACCGAGTAATTCCAGCAATGCTGACACATACCGTTCTTATGCAATTCCTCTTTCTGAATTGTCAGGAAGTTCACTACCTATAGTACGTTATGTTTATTTAGTACAAGATGCTAGTGATGCACTTCGTATGGGAGGCACTGCAAGTAATGTGTATACTACTTTTCAAACAGCTTATGATGCAGCTAATGCTTTACAATTAGTTTTAGGTGGATCAAATACCGTTGTTATACTAGTTGGAAATACTACCGCAGCAACAGTAGGTAATCTTACACTTACAGCAAACTATAACCGGTTTGTCTTAATAAAAGGGATAAACCTTCATTGCTCTATTCTTGGAAATATTATTGCTACAAATGCACTAGGTAGTGGGTATCATGTGGGTGTAAATAGCGGTACATCTGTTGCTATAACAGATGTAAGAATTGGAACAATAAGTACTAATGCAACAGGTGCTACAGGAACTTCAGGAAATGTGTCTATTCGCCTCAATGCTACCCAGTTAGGAAATATAAACACGTCTATAACAAACACATTAAACACAACAGGAAATGGGGGTTCAGTTACTGTAAGTGTTAATAGCAGTAATTTTGTTGTATTTGGAAATATAACAACTTCAAGCAAAGGCCCAACAAGTTCTGCCGGATCAGTTGCCATTTCTGCAACTTCTTTTTCATTTGGTCAAATCATTACATCAAATGGAAACTTAAACGGAAATGTAACACTTAGTGCACCACAAGGAAACTTTTTTGGATTGCTTGTTTCATTATCAAGTGTTGGTGGCCCGCAGTCAACATTCTCAATGCAGAATGGACAAATAAGTCAATTAAACTTATCTACAGCAGCCAGCATAACTATATTGGAAGCAGTAGTTGGAAGTCTTACTGTAGTTAACACTAGTCCAATACTTACTCCTAATACTTTAACCATTACAGATTCAAGACTTATTAATAAGACAGCTTCCGATTTATTAACAGTAATAACAGCAAAACTAAGTTCCTTCAATTCTATAGAACAAGTAGGTGATAATTCTATTATCTCAAATTGTGTATTTGATGGTATAGATACAATTGGCGTTAGTCCAACAATAGATGGGATTGGCCCAGGTTGTTCAATATATAATTGCACTGTACTACAAGGAAGCTTAGGTATTGATAATGGTTCACCAGTAACTGTAAATGGTTTTGGAACTATATTTGTGAATGGTATAGGAGCAAATGTAACAGTAATTTAAAGCATACAATTATGAGCATAGGAAACTTAAATAATAATGGTAACAAGAGAAATAACTTTCCCTACCAACTAAGTAATCTACAATTACTTGGAGCTATTAATGAAGGTATAGCAGATCTTAACGCAGCTATCATACCAGAGTCTGTAGGGCCTATGGCTACTGATGCATTTGGAAGACTAAGAGTATCACAACCTTTAACTCTATTTGACTCCAGCCACAGATTTGATGATAATGGACTTTGGTCTACAGCTACCGCTACAAGTGGTACAGCGGTATTTAATAGTGCTCAAGGACTTGTAGATTTAACTGTTACAGCAGCCTCTGGTTCCTCAGTAGTAAGAGAGACAATTAAAGTGTTTTCTTACCAACCGGGAAAATCTCTTTTAGTACTTAATACATTTGTAATGTCTTCTGCTAAAGCAAGACTTACTCAGCGTGTTGGGTACTATGGAGTTGGTAATGGTTACTACTTAGAACAAGTAGGGACCACAGTTCAATTTGTAGAAAGGTCTTCTGTAACAGGTTCTGTTATTAATACTCCTGTATTACAAGCTAACTGGAATGGAGATAAACTAGATGGTACTGGTGCTTCAGGACTTACTTTAGATTTAACTAAAGCTCAGATTCTATTTTCTGACTTTGAATGGCTAGGTGTAGGTTCTGTTCGTGTGGGATTTATAATTAATGGACAGTATATTATTTGTCACACTTTCCACCATGCTAACTTAATTACTAGTACTTATATTACAACTGCTTCCCTACCAATACGGTATGAGATATTTAACACAGCTGGTACTAGCAGTTCTTCTGTTTTAAAACAAATCTGCTCTACTGTTATCTCTGAAGGAGGATATGAGTTGCGTGGTCTACAACAAGCAGTTGGTACTCCTATAACAAGTGCTAGAGCATTAGCAACTGCTGGAACACTTTACCCAATGGTTTCCATAAGACTAAAATCTACAAGACTAGACAGCATAGTTGTTGCTACGGCTATTTCTATTATAGGAAATACATCAGCTAATTATAATTGGCAAGTTGTAGTAGCAGGAACTACTACAGGTGGATCTTGGGTAAGTGCAGGAGCAAACTCTTCTGTAGAATATAACTTAACAGGTTCTTCGTTTACAGGGGGTAGAATTTTAGCATCAGGATATTTTACAGCTACAGCAAGTACAAGTGTATCTGTTGATATATTAAGAGCAGCTTTACTTGCAACCCAACTAGAAAGAGATGGTCTAACTGGAACAGCTTATGAGTTTAGTCTAATTTTAACTGCAGGTACAAATACTGAAACTGCATTTGCATCAATGGACTGGGAAGAAGTAAGCAGATAAACACATTAACTTTAAACTATGAAAAAATATACAGTAGAAGAGCTTAAAGCTCAGTTTCAAAAACACAACTACAGATGGTTTGATTTCCACTTTGTAGGTATAAGATCTACAGCTAACTTACCTAACCAGTTTGATGACTTGTTTGGAGTAGTTATGGGTGATAAAGTAGAATGGTTTACATGCACTACTAACCCAGGTACACATTGGTTAAAGAACTTGCTTAACCCAAAAGGTGCTGCATTACTTAAAGCTAACCAGTATGTAGATACTTGGAGTATAGGAATGCACCAAGGAAAGTACAAAGCTTTTTGTCAAGCTAAACCGGTTGAGGTATTCCGTGATAAAAATCTAGATGACAAAGCAGAAGAAACAGCAACTATTGACAAAGGCTTGTTTGGTATAAACATTCACAGAGCTAATGAGAAGTTTACTTCTAAGCTTATAGATAAGTGGTCAGCTGGTTGTCAAGTATTTAACAATCCTGCAGACTTTGCTAAAGTATTGTTTGCAGCAGAATCTACAAAACAAAAGTTTTTTACTTACACCCTTTTAAAAGAGTTCTAATGTATTCACAAGGTGGCATAGTAATGATTATGGGTGTGTTGATCTCTCTTGGATTTGTATGCCTAACAGTATGGTATGTGAACAAGATGATTGATACTCAACTTGAGGAAAAGCAATGGCTGACCAGGTTTGTATCATTGCTTCTGGCAGCATTTCTTGGTGTCTTTGTAGTAGATATTTTAGTATCTTGGAAGACAAAGCTTTTATCAGATGATATGAGAAATAGCTTATTTGAACTTATAAAAAACGTAGTGCTGGTAGTCTTTGGTTATCAGTTTAACAATAAAAAAGAAATAAAATGAAAAAATTTTGGACAATGTTTGATGACAACAACAGCATCAATGAAAAAGCAGTAGTAGGCTTTATAGCCTTTATAGTAATGATCCTTTTTGCCTTTGTAGATATAGGTACAGGAATAGCTAATAAACCTTTACTGGTTAATGAGTTTATCTTCAACTCATTCCAAGTTATAACTATAGCTTGTTTTGGTATAGCTTCTGTAGACAAATGGATCAATAAAAAGCACAATACAGAAGAAAATGGGAACAGTTAAGCAACACTTATTAGCATTACTAGGATCACTTGTAGTTTATTTTCAACCAGTTTATAGTGTGCTATTATTAGTAGGATTCTTTGTTACTATGGATACCATAGCTGCAATGACTGCTGCTATGAAAAATGGAGAACCTATAACATCAAGAAAATTCAGAAGTATATTTCCTAAGTTTATAATATATGGTGTAGCTGTACTAGTATCACATGTTATACAAAGACAGTTTTTTCCAGACATTCCTGCCACCAAGATTATAGCTGGCTATGTTGTTTATAGTGAGTTACTTAGTATAGATGAAAATATAGAAAAAATAACTGGACAAAGTATGTTCAGGCTCTTTATTAAAATGCTTAAAAAACAATGACAGAAAAAAAATATTCTTTTGACAAAGTCAAAATGATTCTTATAACAGCTGTTGTTATAATGTTTGGCCTATTAACCAGACAGTGTGATAATACTGAAGCTGTAGAAACTGATCATCTTAAAGACAGTCTAAAGACAACTATAAGAAATCAAAAGAGAATATCTGATAGCTTAAAACTTGTAGCTAATGGTAATGACTCTGTAAGACTAGAGTACATAACCAAGTGGAGAACTAAGATTAAAACCATAATCCAACATGACTCTATTCCTTGTGATAGCATTCTACCTATGGTTGTAAGCACATGTGATTCAATCATTTCAAAAGATAGTATTTATATTAAAGATCTTAGAGACATTGTTTATACAGATAGCATAATCATGGATAGTCAAGCCCAGGTAATTGTCTTAGATTCTATAAAGATTGCTAAGCTAGAGAAAGATGTAACAAAATTAAAGAAACATAGAAAATGGCTGTTTGGCTCAACAGCTGCACTCACCGGCATTCTGATATTATCTAGAAGATAGGAGTTAAACTTTTAAAGTATAAATTTGGTAAATTTAAACTTTAATAGTATATTTGTTTAAATTTAAAACATATACTATGGCAAAAGAAACCAACACTGAGCCTCAAGCTGAAAAACTAACATCAGAACAGCTAGAAGCCAACCGTATCAAAGCATTAAACTTTTACAAATTACAAACTGAATTACTCACTGCACAAGCTGAGTATGAAAAACTAATGGCTGACATTGAGCAATCTCGCGCTAAGCGCATGGAGATGATTATCCGTCAAGCACAAATGGCAAATCCGCCAGAAGAGGGTGGAGAACCT